GGCCACCTGCGTGAGGAGGCCACCGCCGACGCGATCTATCGCGCGATGGGCATCGACGTCCCGCGGTCGCGCATTTACGAGACGGCCTCGGGGCCGGTGAAGCTGGCCGAGTACATCGAGGGCCAGACGCTGGGCTCGATCGCCGACCCGGCCCGGTTGGCTGCGGCCAAGGCGGAGCTGGCGAAGGGGTTCGCGGCCGACGCGCTGCTGGGCAACTGGGACGTGGTCGGCCTGTCCGGCGACAACGTGCTCGTGGCGCCCGACGGCAAGGTCTATCGCATCGACAACGGTGGATCGCTGCGGTATCGGGCGCAGGGGGCGCGGAAGAGTGCGAGCCAGTGGACAGACGTGGTCGGGGAGCTGACCTCACTTCGCGATCCAAGCGTGAACAAGAGTGCCGCGCAGGTCTTCGGCACCCTGACCGACGCCCAGATCAAGGCTCAGATCAAGGACCTGCTTAAGCAACGACCCGCCATCCTCGCTGCCGCGCCGGCGGAATTGCAGGATGACCTAAAGAAGCGGCTCGATTACCTCGATACGTGGGCAAAGCCGAAGAAGGCGAAGAAGTCTCAGAGATGGAAGCCGTCGCCGGAGAGCGACTTCCGCGACTTGTCGCGGGAAGACGGGCACCAGTGGGGCCGCAACAACTACGACGCCTGGGCGCAATCCCTGACAGCCGATGAGCGGCGTGCGGTCGACTACTATACAGGTGTCAATTTCGTGGGCTTGAACCGCTATTTGCGCACGGGCCAGGCTGGCAGTCGCCAAGAGGAAGCCGTGTACAAGAAGATGACCTCGTCCCTGGACGCCGCGCTGGCGAAGGGGAAGCTGAAGGAGGGCGTGGTCGTCTATCGCGCGGCGGACCTGTCCAGCGTCGTCGATGTCGCGAAGCTCAAGCCGGGCGACGCGATCCCAGATCTGGGATTTACGTCGACGAGCGTCAGACCCCAGACACCCTTTTCTGGGACACGTCTAGAGATCCGCGTTCCCAAAGGCGCCTCCGCGGGCTACATGGACGCCGTGGATCGCACCGGTCGGCCGATCAGCGTCAATCCGAACGAGCGTGAGCTGCTGCTCGGCCGCGACGTGAGTGAGTTCCGGATGGTCGGATGGCGTGAGCGGACAAGCAAGTATGGGAGCGTCACGCGGTGGCTGATCCTGGAAGCCGTGGTCAAGCCGATCCCGAGCCTGACGCCGAGCCCGTGAGCGGCAAGTTCACGTGGACGCTCGATGAGATCGTCTTGCCCCAGTGCGTCTACTGCCGCCACGCCGCCACGATCGGCGACCTCCCGGTCTGCGCCGCGTTCCCCGGCCTGATCCCGGACGCGATCCGCCAGAACCAGGTCGACCACCGCAAGCCGTACCTCGACCCCGACACCGGCGAGCCCGCCGACGTGGGCATCCGCGGCAACACGTCGATCACGTTTGAGCCCGCCGACGGCGTCTCCCCCGCCGCTCTGGACGCCCTCTACCGCCGGCTCGACGCGCTGGGCGGAGCGATCCAACCTGATCGGACGGACGCCTGAATCCTTCTCACACCTGTTTCGAGCGAGGGCCTCCGATGCGCCTCGAACGCAAGAGCCGCCCCTTTGTCTTTGAGGTGAAGGCGACCGACGACGGCACCTTCAGCGGCCATGGCGCGGTGTTTCACCACATCGACGCGCACGGCGACATCATCGCGCCGGGCGCGTTCCATAAGCACCTGCCGTTTTTTCTCAAGCGTGGATTCATCGGCGGCTTGAACCACAACTGGGACAGCCCGATCGGCGCGCCGACGGCGGCGGCCGAGGACGCCAAGGGCCTGGCCGTCGCCGGCAAGTTCTCCGACACCGCCCACGCGCGGGAGGTCCGGACGCTCATGAAGGACGGAGTCATCAAGGAGCTGTCGATCGGCTACCAGGCCACCGGCGTCAGGTGGCTTGAAACCGCCGACGACGTGGCCGCCTACTGGTCGGGGGCCGGGTACACGCCGGACGACGGCGACCACGCCGCCGCGAAGTACGGCGCCCGATTGTTGACCGAGATCAAGCTCGTCGAGGTCTCGCCGGTGGCGATCGCGTCAAACGATCTCGCGACGATCACCAGCGTGAAGGGCCAGGCCGGTCGGGACCGCCTGCCTTTCGATGCTCACCTCCGCGCGGCGCTGGCGGCCGTCGAGGAGGTCGTTGACCGGACCTGCCAGCTTGCCGCCAAGCGGGCCGAGTCCGGCCGTTGTCTCCCGCCCCAGCGGCGAACCCTGCTCAAGCAAATGCGCGACGCGATCGACCGCGCCCTCGACGCTTGTGCCGAACCGATCGACCCCGCCGCCGTGCTCGCGCTGCAGGCCGAGGCCCTCGCCCTCGCCCTCGAGGTCGAACTGCTGGCCGTCTGATCCGACCTGACCCTTACCGACCGACCACCGCTTTTTGGAGGTGTACATCCGTGGACGCTGAACTCAACAGACTGACCGAGGCCTTCAGGGCCAAGGACGCGGAGCTTCAGGCGCTGCTCAAGACGCTGGGCCCGCCCGGCGAGAACGATAAAAGGCCCGAGGAATTCAGTAAGGCCCAGGGCCTGCGCGACGAGATGAAGGCCCTCCAGGCCCAGATCGTGAAGCACAAGGCCCTAATCGAGCTTTCCCGCGACGCCGCGGCACTCCACAGCTTCTTCGCCGATCCGGCGCCGATCGATCCCGACGACCCCGACGCCCCGCCGGTCCCGGGCGCGGACGCCGACACCAAGCAGAGGGGCAAGGTGAGGGTGCTGGGCTCGTACTTCGCCGGCGACGCCACGATTGACCGCAAGACGCTTGAGGTACTCGACGAACAGGGCGAGGGGATCTTCGGCGAAAAGGCGTGGAAGGCCGCGCTGGAGCCGGAGTACAAGCGGGCGTTCTCCAGCTATCTTCGCAAGGGCCAGGGCGGGTTGACCTACCGCGAGCGAAAAACGCTGGAGAGTGGCCTGGACCCCCAGGGCGGGTTCCTCGCTCCCGCGCAGATGATCGCGTCGCTGATCGCCCGGCGGCCGACCCCGACCCGCGTGGCGGGCATGGTCCAGACGATCCGGACCAGCCGGGATGCGCTGGTGATGCCGAAGCTGAACTACAGCGACGGCACCGACCTGTACACCACGGGCTTCCGGGTGACCAACACAGGGGAAAAGCCGGCGTCCGACACCGAGCACCGCGTTAACGACGCAGATCTCTTTGGCGAGATCCGCGTGGATGTCTATACGTTTATGATGTCGACGGTGCTCACCAAGGACATCGCCGAGGACGCCGCAATCGACCCGATGGCGTTCCTCGAGGACAAGTTCCGCGAGACGATCGACCTGCACCGTGACAACATGATTCTCAACGGCAACGGCCGCACCGAGCCGGTGGGGCTGCTCTTGAACGCCGGCGCGGCCGACCCGGCACAACCGCCCGTGGTGCTCTCGGGCGTCTCCGGCGGCATCGGCTATGACGGCCTCGTCGACCTGGTCTCCGACGTGCCCGAGCAGTACGAGGAGAACCTTCGTTTCCTCTTCAACAAGAGGTCGACCTACCGCGCTCTGCTCAAGCTGAAGGACCAGAACAACCGGCCGATCCTCTCGCGGGGCACGGCCGACGCCGGCCTGGCCGGCCCGCGCGCCCAGGACATCCTGGGCTACGCCTTCAACTTCAGCGGGTTTATGCCCAACATCGGGGCGTCGAATTACCCCATCCTATTTGGGGACTTCCGCGGCTACACGGTGGCCGACCGGATCGGGTTTTCCCTGCAGGTCCTCACCGAGAAGTACGCCGAGCGTAACCAGGTTGGCATCGTCGGCCGGGTCCGCTTCGGCGGCAGGACGTTGGAGCCGTGGCGACTCCGCGTCTTGAAGTCGAACAACACCTAATCACAAGCTGATCTGATCACACCCGATTCCGGAGCCCCCCTCCCGTGAAAAACCTGACCTATTCCTCGCGGACGATCCGCGTGTTGAACGCGGTCGCCGCCGGCACGAGCGACCAGAACAGTGCGGCGGTCGACACCCTGGGGTTCGCCGGGGTGCGGTTTGTTGCGCTGTTCGGCACCTTGACCGCCACGCAGGTCACTTCAATTTATGCCGAGTACTCCGACGACGGCACGACCGGCTGGACGGAGATCGCTGGCAGCCGCGTCGGCCCCCTGGCCGACGCAGACAGCAACAAGGCGCTGGTTCTGGACGTCTACCGGCCGCAGAAGCGGTATGTCCGCTGCGTAGTGGACCGCGGGACCGCCAACGCCGTGATCGACGGCGTGATCGCCGAGCTGTACCTCCCGGCCGACGCCCCGGTCACGCGGCATTCCAGCGTGGCTGCGCAGGAGGTTCACAACGCCCCGCACGCCGGCACGGCGTGAGGACAGGGCCCATGCGATGCTTGACCTCCTCTCCGTTCCGGCCCCCCTGGTCACCGCCGCCGAGGTTGACGCGGCGTGGCCGGGGTTCGCCGAGCTGTCCGCCGACCGAAGGACAGCTCTGATCCACGCGGCGAGCGCCCTGGCAGGCCAGGCGATCGGCCGCGACCTGCGCCGGGCCAGCTATGCCGAGCGGCTGCGGCCCGGCCGCGAGCGGGTCCTCGTGCTCTCACGCCGGCCGGTAGTCACCCTCGATCGGCTGGCCGCGGACTGGAGGCCGCTGGTCGCGGTGCGCTGCACCGACGGCGCCGCAAGCCGGGCGACGATCACCGTCAGCTCGGCACTCACGACGCTGGTGCTCTCCACCACCGTCGCCGGGGTGGCCGCCTCGGTGCCGATCACGCTGGCTGACCATCCGACGCTAGCCGACCTGGTCGCCGCC